GGGTGAGGCGATGGACTCCGGCGACAAGGCGACTAACAAGGCGCTGTCGATTGCGTACAAGTACATGGCATTCCAGCTCTTTGCCATTCCGATTGACGAGGATCCTGACCGCCACACGCACGAGGTCGGCCCAGCCAAAGGTAAGACGCTCACCCCTAGCGACATCGAGATCATCCGCAAGCTGATAGCCGAGACCGATGTGACAGAAGAAAAGCTGCATGAGATCTATAAGGTGACCGGACTCGAACAGATTCCTATCAGCAAGATGGCGGAGATCGCATCGAATTTGCAGAAGCGCATCAAGAAGAAGGAGGCTGCGTGAACGACAAGCCGATCACCCCGAGTGAGGAGCCTCTCCCAATGGGCATCGAGATCGACATCAAGAACCACTTCGTCGAAGTCATCGATCTGCTGACCAAGTACGGAGAGTTCATGCGAGATGTTGATCCACGCATCGGTAGGCGCCTGAGTATTGCAATCACCCATGCCGAGAACTCCATGCTGTGGGCGCTGTATGCCCTCAACGATCCAGAAACCTAACTAACAAGGAAACCAATGAAACAGTACAACAACATCTCAGTATTCAAAGCAAAGCCAAGCCAGAACGCAAAGGCTCCGCAATTCAACGTCGTCATCGAGATGGCAGATGGCATGAAGTGGCGCGGCGGTTTGTGGGAGGCAACCTCTAAGGCTGGCACCAAGTACCTACGCGGCTCTCTGGAAGAGGATACGGGTGAGCGTCAAGCTCGTTCTTCCAAGGCAGATAACGATCCGCCGTTCGCTGCTGGAAACGACTTGGTTGATTGGTAAGGTCGCTGTGCCTCGGGGGTCATAGGTATTGCAGATGCTCCCGCCGACCCGGGGCGTATTTGCAGAGGCGGGGTTAGTACTCCTTTCCCTCAGAACACCGAGGTCTCATCCCGTAACGTCAGGGGAATCTGCATCGGCGTGACAACTGGAGAGACAGCCGGGGGAGTTGGCGCTCCCTCGGACCAAGACGCATGAGCATTGATGATTGCCGATCCGGACGGCGTTGAGTTACCTCTCTGGATTCCGTGCTCAGTCGTGTTGGAGGAGATGAAGATTGGATGAAGTCATCGAAATCATTGAGCAACGCCTAGAGCAGCTTAGGCAAGAGTACGAGCGAAACCCAGCGCCGTGGCTTGCCCACCGATTGGTTGAGGCTGAATACCTGTGGTACGTTATAAAACATAGACCAGAAAAAGCATGAACCTAACCAATATCCATGACCTGCCTCAGGCGCTTGTCGATGCGGTAAAGAATGATCCTTACACGGGAGGCGGGGACATTTCCGTCACCAAGCTAATCGACTCAGCTCATCGCCGGGTGCTGCTCAAGAAGTATGGCGCCTCGGTTGTTGAGGATGTTAGTGAGCGCATCTGGTCGCTGCTAGGTCAGGCGGTCCACACTATCCTCGAGCGGGCAAACAAGTCCGACATTGTCGAAGAGCGTCTATACGCTGACGTTGAAGGTTGGTCGCTATCCGGTCAGTTCGATCGTATGGACCTGCGTAACGAAACTTTAGACGACTACAAGTGCACCAGCGTGTACAAGGTCACGATGTCTGACATGAAGGACTGGGAGCGCCAACTCAATGTACTGCGATGGTTGGCGATTCAAAATGGATACAAGGTGGAGCGTCTTAGGATAATCGCGATCCTACGCGATTGGCGCAAGTCCGACGCAAAGCGTAAGCAGGACTACCCACAAAAGCCGGTAGCCACAATCGACATTCCGGTGTGGCCGCTTGACGAGATATATCAGTACATCAGATACCGTATTAGCTTACACCAAGCTGCAGAGGCGGGTGGCACACATATTGGATGCAGTGATGAAGAGCGTTGGTATGCGGGCACCACATACGCTCTGATGAAGCCGGGAGGCAAAAGAGCAATCAAGATTTTTGAAAGGAAAGAGGATGCTGAATCCGCACTCACTGACAGCACAGTTATTGAAGAGAGACGCGGAGGGTACAGACGATGCGAAGAGTACTGCGAAGTATCCGAGTTCTGCGAGCAGTATCAGTCTGAGCGGGAAGACGCTGAGGCTTCCGTCTGGGAAATTGGTTAGGGTAGTTGAAGACACGGGGCGAGGTACTTACAAGTGTATGTATGACCTGCCCGCAGTCGAGTCTTATGTTGGCATGACAAAAGAAGAATTGCACGAAGCCCGCAAGGTGGAGTTCAACAAAAGTTTTTTACTAAAGTTTGGTGAGGAGTTTGAATGGAACATCAAAGATTGATGGATGTAGAAGAAGCAGCTGATTACGTTGGTTTGTCCACGTTCACTGTACGCCGCTTAGCTAAAAACGGCACATTGCCAGCCGCAAAACTTGGGCGGGCATACCGATTCAAAAAAGAGGACATAGATTCCTATCTTAGAAATCAATACAAGGAGACAACGTATGGCGCGGTTGCTTGAGAAGCAAGAAATGGTTGAGGCAATCATTGGTGAATGGATAGCAATGAGCGTCGCAAATCCACAAATGACAAGCGATGTGTGGCTTAGGGCGGTTGGAGTAATGAGTGGTTTGACGCTTCACCTCTCCGGCGCATCTGAAGATCAGGCCGAGGGTGCGATGTTGCTTGTTTCAGAGATGGCGCTGGACGCTTATCGCAAAGCGCCAGATAACCATTTAAGAGCAACCATGCAATGAAATGCAGAACTGTCCAAAGTGTCAGTCAAAAACAGACGTCTACGACTCGCGCCTATCGGTAGAGGGGGAGTTCCGGCGGAAAAGGAAGTGTCGCGGTTGTGGGTACCGATACGCAACCATCGAAGTGTTGGACGCAGCTCGCCCACTTGATGAGAGACAGCCAAAACCGAAGGCGCCTCCCAAGCCGAAAAAGGTTGCAACTCCGAAACCAGCAAAGACTGCAAAGGTTGTGCGGGAGAAGCGGGTCAGGCAGTACGACGATGATGAATATACACACAGCCAGATGGACTACGACGCTTACGACGTAGCTAGAGATCTGGGGATTGGAGACTTTACCTGATGGATATGCAAGAACTGGCTAACCGGATGGACGCCACAGTGCAAGCAATGCTTGACGCGCAAAGCCGAGACCTCGCTGAGGCAACCCTGATTCGTACCGCAGCCAACCTGTTGGACAAACTTAATGATCGCGACCTTCAGATCAAGGTGCTTCGATCTCAGATTTCTGAGCTGAGTGACGAGCTGACGCAACTCAAACAACGCTTTACTGATGACGGAAAGTGACCTACTTGAAGAATCTTCGGAAGCAATCTGGGCGCAGCAGTTGGTCGAATGCCAGCAGCGGTTCGTCGAACGGATCGAAGAAGCAGTGAAATTGCGTAACAACAAAAAGGCGAGGAAGGATCTATACCAGCAATGGCGGCGTGAGTTGGGGGATGACACTGCGCGGGAGTCGGCCAACTACGTTGAAGCCCTGCTAGTTGGAAAGGTGGGCTGGCCTAAGTTCTATAAGCGAGCAAAATGATATCAGTACTTGTCAAGTATATCTCTGTGCTTATACAATGCGCAGGCGCGTCCCCAGCTAGGAGACTGTTATGAAGTACTTCCAGCGCGGGAACATTTGGTGGGCTAGGTGGAGCGTCGATGGTAAGCAGGTACGGGTTTCTTCCCGAACCAGTGACGAGAAGCTAGCCAAGACTTACTTGGCAGATGAGTATGCCAAGTCGTTCAAACAAGAACGATTAAACGAAAAGCCTCGGAGAACTTGGAAGGAGGCGGTAGAGCGTTACCTTGAAGATCGCCAACACCTGAGAAGTATCGGATCCTACGAGGATCACAAGGTCTGGTGGGATGGGGAATTCTCTAAGCGGAGTGTCGTGTACATCGATCAGATCACCCCCGATGTTGTGCGAGAAATCCGTACCGCAGAGTTCAACAGACCAAAACTTCGAGGTGGTGGTAAACGTAGCGCGGCAGATGTCAATCGCAAGATTGCTTTATTGCGAGCTGTTATACGTGCGGCGTATAAGGAGTACCGTTGGATCGATGGTGAGGCGCCGATGTTCCGCTTCATCCCCGGCCAAACCGAACGGATGCGTCGGCTCCAGCCTGATGAGGTAGTGAGGTTGGCGAAGGCGCTGCCCAAGGGGTATGCCGATCTGCTGTACTTGGCAGTTGCTACAGGTCTGAGGCGTATGAATGTGCTTCGGATGAAGTGGGATCAGATCGATTTCGGTCACCGCTTGTTGCGGGTGGACGGAGTGCAGATGAAGAACGGTGAGACGCTTGTGATCCCGTTGAATCAGATGGCGGTGGATATTATTCTGCGTCATAAGGACAACGGATCTGAGTGGGTGTTTCCGCTAAACGATGGGAAACCTCTCAACGAAATCGCATCGAAGGTCTGGCGGCAAGCGTTAGAGAAGGCTGGCTTAAAGGATCTTCGTTGGCACGACATGCGCCACACATGGGCGTCTCTGTTGCGCGAGAGCGGAGTTCCAATGGCCGACTTGAAAGAGTTGGGCGGCTGGAAAGATGCTCGGATGGTGGAGCGATACGCGCACTTGAGTGTTGATCATCTTTCGAAACACGCGGTAGCAATTGACAGCGCGTTCTCGGATGGCAATCGACTTAAAGCTGTGCGCTGATGGTGCCGCTGGTCCGACTCGAACGGACGACCTGACGCTTACGAAGCGCCTGCTCTACCAGCTGAGCTACAGCGGCAGCACGTTTAGCACGTTTTTAGCACAGTTTTTTTGTAAGTATTTGATTCGTAAAGGTGGTCTAGTAATTACGAATCGATGGTAGTGGTAGTTAGTGCTACATACAATTCGTTATCTTTCAACATGTTACGTTGGGGACGCGCATCTAACGAGTTGTGTTAAGCACTATCTAGCACAGTGAATTAGCACGGTTTTAGCACAGCGGAGACCTACACATGACGCGTGAACAAGACGTAGTAAACCATCCTGCGCACTACACATCGGGGCGGATCGAGTGCATCGAAGCGATCGAATCGGCTTTGACCCCAGAGGAATTGAAGGGGTTCTTGAAGGGCAACATCATCAAGTACACATGGCGCGAGCGTCACAAGGGTGGTGTGCAATCTTTGGAGAAGGCTCAGTGGTACCTGAACCGATTGCTGGGAACCGATCTGGCCCCGCCTGCGCAGAAGGCCCTGCCGAAGACGCTCGGCGCTGCTTTGGGCCTCAAGGACAACCTAGACGCATACGATAAGGTCGAAGCGTACTACTCACAGAGGAACTTTGAACAATGAGCTACAACGAACTCGAACTGAAAATCGTCCGATGGTCTGAGGACCGGGGCATTATCCAGAACAGCGACGCCAAGACGCAGTTGCTGAAAGCTTTCGAAGAGATGGGTGAGTTGGCGTCGGGAGTCAACAAGAAGGATATGGCACTGATCAAGGACGGGGTGGGGGATGTCTTGGTATGCCTGATCAATGTTTGTGCGATTTTGGATATTAGCATTACTGAATGTCTTCAAATCGCTTATGACGAAATCAGGGATCGCCAAGGTTATCTATCAAAGGATGGAGTATTCATTAAGGAGGCGGCATGATCGCGGCAGGGATTGTTTTGGCCTTCGTTGGGATTTTGGTTGCCAACCTAC